CCGATGCCGCGCGGGATGCCGTAAAGAAGTACCGCGCAACAAAAAAAGCCGAACGCGAAGCCGAGAAGGCGAAGAACGAGGTCAAGTCATGACCACCCGCAAAGCCCCGACAACGCCACTCCTCGCGCTCGGCGAGCTGCCCGACGAGACGTTTTTTCAAAACCAGCTCTCCGCGGCGCTCAACGCCCCTGGACGCTTCACCCGCCTCAACCGCCAGAACGCAGGCAAGGTCGAGGTGCGCCAGCGTGGCGGCGCCTCCGGAGGCTGGATCGACCTCGCGCCCGTCGGCGCCGCGGATCTCAGCGGCCTCGTCGCCCCGGAGGGCTGGCGCCTCGAGGTGGAAGTCAAAGTCCAGGAGCCGCACAAGGCCGAACAGATCTCCTGGCAGAACTTCATCCGCATGTTCGGCGGCATCTACGTGCTCGTGCGGTGGGTGCCTGGCCTCCTCGTCGAGGCGAATGTCGCACGCGGCGTGCAGCTCGTCGACGATGCCATTGCGGCCCGCCGTCTCCGCCCCTGACCCCAGCGCGTGACAGCCCCTGCCCCCAGCGTCTCCGACCAGATCGCCGCGCGCCTGCGCGCCTGTCGTGAGGGCTGGGCGATCGGCAAGATTCCACCCGGCGCCGGCAAAACCGTCGAGTTCTGCAACCTCGCCCTCGAGCGCGCGCAAAAGCAGCCCAGCCCCAACGCCACCACGACGCGTGCGCCCGCAGGCTCGAAGTCGGCTCTGCTCCTCCCCACGAGCGCGCTCGCCGTCGAGAAAACCCACCAGGTCCGCGCCCGCGGCGGCGACGTCCAGCGCCGCTTCGGCATGACCTCCGCCCCCTACGCCCCCGGGCGCGGCTGCCGCTGGCCGCAGAGCCTCACGCTGTTCTCCGCAGCCGGCCAGTCGGCCCGACGCACCCTCTGCGACGGTGGCTCGGACAAGCGCCGCGGCGCGCCATGCGAACACCGTGCCTCCTGCGACACGTACAAGAGCGATGGTGTCGACGGCGATCCCGCCTCAAGATTTGCCATCGGCCCGCAGTCGATGGGCCCGCAGCTCGCCGGCCACGCCGGGACAGGTCTCCTCGGCGTCGACGATCCTCCGCCCACGGTCCTCGACACGCACGCCTTCACCGCCGACGAGCTCGAGCAAGCCGCCCAGCTCGACGAGCGCACCCACCCGCCCTTCGAGACCGCTTTCGGCGTCGGCCTCGCGCCCATCCTGAAGCACCTCGCCGCCTGGCTCCGCACGTCGCCGCCGCCCGGCACGCTCTTCGTCCTCGCCGAGCTCGTGCCCCAAGAGATGCTCGAGCAGCTCGAGGACCTCTACGCCGGCCGCCGCATCGAGGCGATCCTCAAATCACAAGAGCTGATCCTGCTCCGCCAGGTGAGCCACCGCGGCGCTCCCCTTGGTGCCGCGATGCAGATGGCGCGTGTCCTCGGCGACGCCCTCCGCCGCAAAATGCTCAACGCCACCGTCGAGCTCCGCGCCGGCGTGCCCGTGCTGCGCACCTTCGGCATTTTGGAGTGGTTCGAGCGCGTCATCGTGCATTTTCAGGGCACCGGCATCCTCCTCGCCGCGGACGCTGACCTGCACTACCCGATCCTCTGCAAGTTGCTCGCCGACCCGCCGATCTACTTCGAGATCAAGGCCCCCGACGGCGCGCCCATTTCGAGGCGCCTCATGCACCTGCGCGCCGCCGGCCCCGCCTCGAGCATCTTCGACGGCAAAAAATTCTGCCTGAGCCCCGCCGCGCTCCGCGCCGTCGAGTGGGCCGTGAGCTGGGCGCTGGAGAGCCCCACTGCCGGCGACGGCGTGCTCTTCGTCACCCGGCGCCCCTTCCGCTTCGCCCTCGAGGCCGCGGCTCCCGCCACCACCGCGGTGCGCCGCCTGGAGATCGCCCACCTCTGGGCCCACGACATCAAGCAGGAGCCCGAGGCGCTCGCCGCCGCCATCGCCCAGCTGAGCCCGCTCCTCGCGCCGCTCGCCGCCACACCGCTCGGCTACGCCCACTTCGGCGCCACGCGCGGCCTCGACGTCTGGGCGGACTTCGACGCGACCATCACGCTCGGCGACCCGTGGATCGACGTCGCCCACGTAAAGCTCGAGGCCGTGTTCCTCCACGGCAACGCCCACGATCTCCAGGCGCTGGCCAAGCTGGAGAGCGAGCGCGCCGTCGCGTACGCCGGCGCCGAGCTCGAGCAGGCCCACGGCCGGCTCCGGACCATCCACCGGCAAAAGCCGGGCCGCCAGCTCCACGTTGGCCGCGTCGTCCCGCGCGGGTGGGAGGGTCGCCACGTGCGCGACGAGCCGGAGAAGGGCCGCCCGAAAAACCAGGCCAAGGCCGCACCGGAGGTCGTCAGCGCCGAGCTCCAGGAGCTGCGCGACCTCGTGGCCCAGCTCGGCGGGCAGCGCGGAGCCGCCGCGGCCGCGAGCCTCAACCGCGAGACGCTGCGCACGTACATGAGCGGCCGCACCGCGCCCCCAGCCACCGCCATGACGATGCTCCGCTGGGCGGCGAGCGTTCGCGGGGCCGTCCTCAACGAGCGGGCCGTGATGGTGCGCGAGCGCGAGGCGCTGGAGCAGCTCGGCGGCCCAGGCGCGTGAGCGAAGGTTGTCAGCGGGTGCCACCGACAACCTATCGGGCTGGAGGTGCCGGAATTGTCAACCGAGGCAATGGCGAGAAGCCGTCGACGGCGGGCTGGTTGCGCCCGCAATGTGATGTCGCCGACGTGGGTGCAAAAGCCCTAAGAATAAGAGAGAGGGACCAGATCCAGACGTTTTCCTTTAGCGCTTTTGCACCCACCCCCAGAGCGGCGCCATCCGTCGGCGTCGCAGCAGCTCCTCCACGGCGTCGACGTTGCGATCGGTCGCATAGGATCCCCTGGCGCCCCACCCGCCTGCGCTGCCACGTCGTGCCCCGTGGCCGGGCCGCCCTGCCCTCGCGACTCGCCCGATGCGCCAACGGAGGTGCTGGCGCTGCCAGGCCCGGGAAGGTGGCAAGGCGTGGCGAGGCGTCCGGGGGCTGATCTGGCGAGGCGGTGGAGCAGGGCCGGAGCAGAGCGAGAGCTTCAAGGCAGGGGGAGACCCGGCCCGAGCTCTTCCACCTCGCCGCCTCCGCTCTCGCTCGAGCACCGTCGCAGCCGGCGCCACGCCTCGGGTCACCGCTCCCGGCTGCCGATCGCCACGGCGCCTCACCCGCCGGCTCACGGCTCCCACCTCCACCGACAATCATTGGTTTCGTGAATGAACGATCGCGCTTGTCATAAGCGAATCCAATAGCGCAGGGTTCACGGTGTACGGGCGCTGAGCCGCCCACGACGCGAACCGCCGACGAGGACACCATGCCGAAGAGCACCGCCGCGAAGACGACCACCAAGCCCGCCGCCAAGAAGGCCGCCGCCAAGTCCGGCAAGGCGAGCGCCGCCCCCGCCGACAAGGTCAAAGCGTCGGCCAAGCCCCGCGCGCCGCGCACCCCCAAGGCCTCCACCGCCGAGCAGCCGAGCACGTGACCGCCCCGGCCTACGTCCTCGGCCACGACGTGGTCGGCGAGCGCGAGGCGTGCGCGGCGATCTGCGACGCCACGCGGAGCCCCATCGGCTCGCGCATGGCAGCGACCATCCGCGCCCGGGGAGCGACGACGTGAGCGGCCAGCAACGATTGGCGATGGTGGCGGACCTGCTGGAGCGCGCGGCCGTGCTCGTGCGCCGCGGCGACACGTTCCCCGTCTTCGGTCACGCGCACTCCGCGGTCGGTCGGATGATGGGCGGCCACCCCGCCGAGGCGGAATACCGCGCGATCCTGGCGATGCTCGATCTCGCCCCCGCCGATATCGACGCTGCGGTGGCCGCCATCCTGCGCGGCGAGCCTCCGCCGGACTCGCTGGTGGCTGCCCATGCCGAGGTCGAACGGCTCCGCGCTCTCGCCCGCGAGGAGTGGCTCCACGCCCGGGAGGTCGCCGATAGCGAAGGCGTCGAGCCCGCAGAGCGCATCGCTGAGGCGCTGAGGGAGATCGACGGCGCGCCAGTTGACGCCCTTGCCGCTCTCCCCACGCCTCTCGCTAGCGTCAACCACAGCTTCGCGCGCGACGGTCGAGCGCAGGTCGCCTTCGACTGGACGGCGACGATCTCCCACGCGGTGGTCGTGCTGCCGCCGGCTCAGGCTCGCGCGATCGGCCGGGCGCTCATCGCTGCGGCGGACGACGCCGACACGGCCAACGGGCCGACGTTGGAGCCCGCGTGAAGGCGCCCCGCTTCCCCACCCTCGCCGACTTCTTGGCCGCCCACGCGCGCGGCGAGGTGTCCAGGGAGGCCAGCGTGGTGTGCTCGACGATGAGCGGCGCGGTGGAGATCGTCGCACCGACCACCGACGGCGATGGCTTGCGCCTGGCGGAGCTGCTGTTCCGCGCGCCCACCGCGGAGACGTTCGTCGTCGACTTCGCCACGGCGCTGGGGATGAAGGGGCGGATCGCGTGAGCCGCCACCACGCCTGGACGCCCGACGCGCTGCTCGAGCACTTTCGCAACCCGCGCAACGAGGGGTTCACCGCGGCGAGCTGCTCGGCCTGCGAGAAGACGGCGAACATCCCGGGCGGTCTGCCCGGGTGGCGGTGCTCCTGCGGCAGCTACGAGCTGCACGGGTTCGACCACTTCACGGTCCCGCACAACGCGCCCAACCTCGGACCGACACACGCGGCGATCCTGGGCGCGGTGGCCCAAGTCCGGGCGGAGGCCACATGTTGATCCTCGGCGCCGTCCTCGGTATCGCGCTTCTCACGGCCGCGCCGGTCCTCGAGCTGCGCCGCGTGCGCGCCGCGGATGCGCGGCATGCAGCACGCGCTCACCGTCGCCGCGTCGGCCCCCACGACAACGATCGCCCTGCCCTGCTGCCGCCGCCCACCACCCGCTGAGAGGTCCGCCATGCACGACGTCCCGCGCTGCTCCGATCTCCTGTGGTACTTCGCCAGCGCCGAGTCCCGCGCGGGCGGCCTCATCTCCCAGCACGAGTCGTTCGCCTCGATGGTCGCCATCGGCCCCTCGAACATGCCGGCGCCGCAGAGCGCGGAGACCAAGCTGGGGACGCGGTTCGACCAGCGCGGCGGGGCTCCGTCGGACGCCGAGCGCGCGCGCTGCATCTACCTCGCGCTGCAAAAGCTCACCCGCGAGCAGGTCGAAGTACTCGGCCGCGCGTACGGCGGCGAGGACCTGGGCCAGCTCGTGCTCAACGCGTACCCGGGCGATTTCCAGGCGCGCGACCGCTTGCGGCAGGCCTTCGGCGAGTACCTCGGCGTGGTGGCGTCGTGGCCGGAGGCGCGGCACGTGGCGCGTCCGTCGGGTGCCAAGGGCGCGTCCGTCGGGAACGTCGGTGAGATCCTCGCGCTCGCGGTGGCGCTGCTGAACAAGGCGCTGGCCGCGTACCAGGCCGCGGTGGCCGAGGTGCGCGACGAGCTCGCCGCCTACCAGCCGAGCGGGCGCGCAAAGGCGAGGACGGCGACGGAAATGGGGGCGACGTGGTGACGCTGGGGAGCGCGACACGCATGGCGTCCTTATTGGCGGTCGCCTTCGCCGACCACCTCAACAGCGCCGGGCACGACGAGCCGATCGTGCCGCCGTACGCGAGCGGACCCGGTCGGATGCGGCGGATCACCGCCACGTCGCTGTCCGCGCTCGCGCCCTTCCCCGCCGTCAACATCATGGGGCTCGCCGTATGACCGCCGCCATCGACGAGCTGATCGACATCCTCGAGGAATGCGGCGCGGTCATCACCTTCGACTCGCGCCGGTACGCCCGCGCGGCTCGGGCGTGGCCCGACTGCCTCCCGCCGATGTCCGGCGAGGCCGCGATCGCCGTCGAGCGCTGGGACCTGAACAGCTGGATGCAGTGGCAGGCGCGCTCGCCCGGCGCGTGGCCGTTGCCCATCGTCGCGAGCGGCGACACCTTCGAGGCCCGCAACGCATCGGCAACGTGGGAGGAGGCCGAGAACCCCGAGACGGCGGCGCGGGCCGGCTTCCTGCGCGTCACCGTGGCCAGCGTCGCGGGCGAGTGCTTCCTCAGCGATACCGGCACGCGCTGGCCGATGAGCTGGATCAACAACCCGAACGTGCGCCGCGTGGTGGCCCCGTGCTCGTGAGCACCACCCCCGACGTCATCGGCCTCGCCGCCATCACCGCGCGCCTGCGCGTCGGCAGCCGCAACACGGTCCGCCTGTACACGCTGCTCCCGCGCGACCCGCTCACTCTTCACCGCTTTCTCCGCAAGGTATGGCAGCGCGGCCAGCACCTCGACGAGTGGCGCATCCGCCATGTCGACGGCCCGGCCGCGAAGCTCCCACGCCTCACCGGCTTGCGCCAGATCGGCGAGTTCGTCGGCCGCGGCGTCACCCCCGCGCAGCTCCTCGGCTGGTCGAAGCGCGAGCGCGACCCGCTGCCCCTGTTCACGGTGAGCGGCGACGTCGTCGCCTTCGAGAGCGCGCTGCGGGACTGGTGCTTTCGGCACGATGCCGTCCAGCGCTTCCCCGTTGCGGCAGCCGCCGAGGGGCGAATAGGCCGTCGCCTGGTCGAGCGTGCGAAATCAGCACGAAATCAAGCCACATCTTGCGCGGTCGAATAGGCCGTCACTTCGCGGAGAATCGGGCATTCTTACTACGCTGCGCATCGCCTCCCATCCGAGGCACCGCGCACGACGGGCCCGCGCATCCCCCGCGGCCGGTCACCCCGGGGCCGACCGTCCGGCCCATCCGCCATCGCGCGGCACGAAGAGCGCCTTTGATCGAGGCGCTCAGGCGGTTTTCTCTCATCGGGCGATGCCGTCTCGGCGTCCGGACTCCGCGTGCGGAGCGAAGCGGGTCAAGCTCGCGCACGACGGCACGCTCGTCAGCGCCGACAAGGCGCACAAGGACATCACCATGCCTCGCGCACACCAAATCGGCGACATCCGGCGCGACGCTAGCGGCAATCACAGCGTGATCCGCGACATCCACCGCGGCGAGGCCCGCATCGCCAAGGCGACGCCGCTGCCCGGCGGTGGCTTTGACCTCGTGCCCGAGAAAGAAGCGACCCACGGCTGGCTGCCCCTCGCGCGCTACGTCCGAGAGAGCACGTTCGTCCGGCGCGCAGCCTGATTCCCCCATGACCCCTGCCATCATCGACGCCTGCGCCGAGGCCGCCCACGAGATCAACCGCGTCTACTGCGCCGCTCGCGGCCAGTACGTCGAGCCCGCGTGGGACATCGCCGCTCCCGAGCACCGCGCGAGCCTGCGCAACGGCGTCCGCGGCGCTCTCGCCGGCAACACGCCTGAGCAGAGCCACACGAGCTGGACGACGGAGAAGATCGCCGCCGGCTGGACGTTCGGCGCCGTGAAGGCCCCCGAGGTGAAGACGCACCCCTGCCTCGTGCCCTACGCCGAGCTGCCGACGGCGCAGCGCGCGAAGGACACGCTCTTCCTCGCGACCGTTCGCGCCATGGCCGCCGCGCTGTCCTGATCTCCATGCCCCCCGCCCCGCCCACCGTCGCCGAGCAGGAGTCCGCGCTCGCGCGCCGCCTCTACGCCGCGTCCAGCCCCACCGTGAGCTGGCGCGACGCCGGCCCGGTCGTCCGCGCCACGTGGCTCGCGGTGGCCAAGGAGGCCTTCGTGGCCTTCGAGCAGGCGCCCGGCCTGCGCTACGCCCGGGGCAACGACTACGTCGCCCCGCCGGTCCACGTGCCCGCCGGCCCCGACGCGGACGGCTCGACGCGGACCTGGGTCGCCAGCCTGCGGGCCGTCGGCATGACGGTCGAGTGGGAAGGCGAGTCGCGGGCCGCGAAGAACGTGGCCGTGGCACACGTGGCGCGCAGCCGCAGGGCGATCCCTGGCGGACGCCACCTCAACGCCCCCGAGCTGCGCAAGCTGCGGCGCGCCGAGCTGCAGGGGGCCCAGGCGTGAGCGCGCTCTTCGCCGAGCCCACCAACCGCTTCGCCGTTCGCCTCGATCCCGCCGCCGTCGATGCGCTCCACATCTTCGCTGCCGCCGCTCATCCCCTGGAGACAGGTGGCGCGCTCGTCGGCTACTACGACGGCGACAAGCTCGCTGTGGTGACCGAGGTCCTCGGCCCGCCCGCGGACACCGTTCACGGTCCGCGCGCGCTGGTCCTCGGCGCCGACGGCCTCGCCGAGTACTTCGCCGCGATCTGGCCCGCGCGCCATCATCTCGGCGACTGGCACACCCACCCGGGCGAATCGCCGCCCATCGCGAGCCCGACCGACCACGCGACGATGCGCGCCCACACGCTGAGCGGGCCTGATTTTCACCGTGCTGAGCGCGGCCCGTGGCGTCGCCGGCAAGCGGACGCGAGGATAGAGCATCCATGTCCCAGATCATCGCGAAGTTCACGTGCACCTCGGTCACCAACTACGGCGGCTCCGATCGAGTCGAGTTCGCTGCCGCCGTGGGGCTGGGCAACGAAAGCTGGTCGAGCGCCACCCCCGGCGGCCAGCTCCAGATCACCATCTCCAATCCCGCCGCCCGCGGCAAGTTCGAGCCGGGCAAGAGCTACATGCTCACCATCGAGCCCGCGAGCTGACGCGCTCGCCGCCTGCGCGCCGGTGGGTCATGGCCCACCGGCGCGCAGGCGCCCGCCATGCCGCACCCCACCCGTCCCTGCCGCTGCGCCGTCGGCCGCCACACCGCCGCAGCCGACATCGACGCGGCGCTGGCCAGCGGCGACAGCCTCAACGTCATCTGCGCGCGGTGGCCCACCGGGTTCTCGCGGTCCGGCCTCGGCACGCACCGGCTCCGCTGCCTCGGCATCGGGGCCAAGGACACCGTCCAGGCGTCCAGCGGGACAACAGCCAGCGTCCACGCGTCCACGGACCCGGACGTCCTTGGACAGGACGACGCTGTCCCGCTGTCCACGCCGCCCCCGCGCAAGCGCCGCATCGGCGAGCTGCCGCCCGGCGCGCCGACGAAAGAACAGCGCGTCGTCCACATCATCAACCTGATGGCCCGCCTCGAGTGGGTCAGCGGCCAAACAGGCGGCGAGCTCGCCGAACTGTGGGGTATCCACCCCGGCACCGTCGAGCACGACGCCTGCGAAGCCAGCCGCGCTGTCCAGCGCCAGGTCGACCCCGGCGCCGTCCAGGCCACGGTGATGGCCGCACTCCACGAGGCGCTCGGCCTCGGCCTCGACTTCGCGCGCACCAAGGTCATCGACGGCCGCACCCGCGAGGGCGACCCCAAGGCGCTCAATAGCATCGCGCTGCTCGCCAAGAGCATGGCGGTGTTCGCGCCGGCGCCGGTGCGCGGCCCAGCGCTCGCCACGAACGAGCGCGAGATCACCGTCCACTACCCCGAGGGCGTCCCCGCCCACGATGGATCTCCACCTCAACCTTCCCCAGGCACGGGCGCACCAAGTCCTCGTTCCACGCCGTAGCCTCACGCTTCCGTGGGGCCGCGGCGTCGGCAAGAGCTGGTTCCAGCGCAACGCCGGCTGGTACCTCCCGATCGCCCGCTGGGATGGTCGAGAGCGACCGACGATGGACGGCGGCTCGATCCGCGGCGTCCGCATCGTTCACCTGCAGCCGACGTTCAAGTCCTGCAAAGACGTCCACCGCAACGCGGTCCTCGAGGAGCTGGAAGGCCCCTACGCCACCTGGCGCTTCCTCGGCGCCAAGGTCGACCACACCTCGTTCTCGTTCGCCTTCCCCGGCGGCTCGACGATCCAGTGGTTCGGCGCGCGGCACGCCAACGCAGCTCGCGGCATCCGCTGCGACATCGTCACCGTCGACGAGGCCGACGACATCGACCCCGCGGTCCTCGACGCCATCGTCGGCCCGTGGTTCTCCGAGAACTGGTCGCTCAAGATTCTGCTCCTCGGCGGCACGCCTCGGCGTGGCCGCTACGGCCTGCTCCATCGCGAGCACAGGCGCGGGCTCGACGGCGATGCCGCCCGCCTGCTCACGCCGAACGCGTCGGGGGAATTCTCGCTCGACCCCGCGGAGAACATCCGGCTCGACGAGCTGCGCCGCACGTACAGCTTCCACAGCACCTGGCGCGACGCCCCCAAGAACGTCGACGCTGCGCACGTCGCTCGCGAGCGCGCCCGCCTTGTCGCCGCCGGCCAGCTCGCCGTGTACGAGCGTGAGTGGGAGTGCAACTTTGACTCTGCCGAGGGGCTGGTTTACCCAGCCTACAGCGAGAAGGTCCACGTCAAGAAGGCGCCGCCGGGCACCAAGTTCAACGAATTCCTCTTCGGCGTGGACCACGGCTGGGAGGACGCCGGCGTGATGCTCGTGATGGGCGTCGCCGGAGCCGGCGCCGACGCCACCGTCTACCTCCTCGAGGAGGTCTACGAGTCGCACCAACTCGAGAGCTGGTGGGTCGCGCAGGCCAAGCGCCTCCGCGCCAAATACAGCTCCGCGCTGCAACGCTGGTACGGCGACCCCTCGCAGCCGGCCCGCCTCACCGCGATAGCTCGCGGGGCTGGCGTCGCCTGGTCGGACGTCGACAACGCCATCGAAGACGGCGTCTCAGCGGTGTGCGAGCTCCTCGCGATCCGCAAGGTGCCGAACGAGGACCCGCGCGACGACAGCGACGAGCGCCAGATCGCCCGGCTCTACATCGACCCCTCATGCGCGAAGACGCGCTGGGAGTTCGTGAACTACCGCAGGAGGCGCGACCCGAACGACACGGACCGCTTCCTCGACGACATCGTCGACAAGAACAATCACGCGATGGACAGCGTGCGCTACCCGATCTTCAACAGGTTCGGGAAGGCGCAGCCCGCCGTCTATCGCTCGCGCGTCCTCCCGCCCGCATGAACACGTCCACCTCCGACGCCACGCCCTCCTCCGGCCTCCCGGCGTCGCTGCCTTACGGCCTGCTCAGCGCCGAACACCCCGCGGGCGCCAACGAGCGCGGGTATACCCCGGCGCTCTGGCGCGAGCTCGACCTCCTCCACCGCGGGGGCTACGCCATTCAGGCGGCCGCCGCGCAGTTCCTCCCCAAGGCCGTCGGCGAGAGCCAGGCGCGCCACAAAGAACGCCTCAGCCTCGCGGCGTACATCGGCTACTTCGGCCAGATCGCGGGCGTCTACAGCGCCTCGCTGTTCGCGCAGCCGGTGAGCATCACGCCCGCCGGCGACGCTGACGATCCGAACACGCCCGGCGAGCTCCCCGACCCCGGCGTCTACGAGGACTTCGCCCGCAACGCGGACCTCCGCGGCGGCTCGTTCGTCGAGCTTCTGCGGCGCGTCGCCAATTCTGGGCTGGTGAAGGGCAAGGCCCTCGTCGGCATCGACTTCCCCGCGGCCCCCGCCGGTTTCGACGTCGTCACCAAGGCGGACAGCGACCGGCTCGGCTTGGCCAGGCCCTACGCCTTCCTCCTCGAGCCCGAAGAGCTCATCGACTGGGAGCACGACGAGGTGGTCCGCCGCCGCGTGGAGCTCGACGGCGGTGGCTCGGTCGAGTTCGAGGTGGGCCGGTTCGCGTGGGCGGTCCTTCGCCGTATCGTCGCTCGTCGTCCTTCGCCGACGGAGAGCAGACCGGCGCCGGTCGAGGAGTTCAAGATCTGGTCGCGCGGCGACGACGGTGTCGTCCGGTGGGCGGTCTACCGCACGCCGCCGCAGGTCGACGGCAAGCCGCTCCGCGACGAGGACCCGGTCGCCAAGGTCGACGAGGGCGCCACAAGGTTCTGCGAGATCCCGATCGTCGAGATCACCATCCCCGACGCCCTCTGGCTCGGCAACGTCATCGGGCCGCTCAACAAGGAGCACTGGCAGCGCCGAAGTGCCCTGCTGGCCGCGCAACAGCGCAGCTTGCTGGTCATTCCGGTCGTTAAGCTGGGCCCCGAGATCGGCGGCGTCCACGAGGCGATGCCCGCCGAGCGCGCGCAGGACCCGAGCCGCGGCGATGACCCCGTCGCGCGCTACACCGCGCAGGGCTACGTCGTCCTCGGCGACAAGGACACGCTCGACTTCGCAGCCCCACCCACCGAGGCCTTCACGATCGTCGACAAGCAGCTCGAGGGCTTGGTGGACGAGATCCACCGCGTGTCGGGCCGCATGGCCGCCAGCATCTCCAGCACCGCGAACGCCGTCGGGCGCAGCGGGGCCAGCAAGGCGATCGACCGCGCCGACTTCACCACGGTCCTCATGGCCCTTGGCGCCATCTTTCGCGACGGCGCCCGGCGCATCTACGAGGTGATCGCCGGCGCCCGCAACGAGGACGTCGCCTGGACGGTGCACGGCCTCGACGCCTTCGAGGGCGACGTGGACCGCGCGGCGCTGATCGAGGAGGCGTTGCAGCTCAGCGCCATCGAGATCCCCTCGCGGACGTGGCGCGTCGAACAGACCATCTCGCTCGCGCTCAAGCTGCAGCCGGGCATGGACCCGGCGACGCGCGCGCAGGTGAGCAAGGAGATCGCCGCGGCCATCCCCGACGAGGACGACGGCAAGCTGCCGACGGTACCTGACGAGGACAACGTCGACGAGCCGCCGGGCAGCCAGCGCGAGCCCACCGACGTGGCCACCAAGGAGCCGACATGACCGCCAAGAAGATCCGCACCGCCCCGGCCACGCAGCCCGATCGCCCCGACCTCGACGCGCTTCTCACGGAGTGGCAGCCGCGGATGAAGCTCGGCGACTGGGAAATCATCGTCAGGTACGTGCCCTGGCTCGATAGCGCTGGGCTGTGCACGGTGTGGCTCAAGAGCAAGCGGGCGCTGATCCAGATCCACGAGCCGGCGAGCTGGCCGGATAGCTCGTTCAAACGCCCCGTCGAACAGGTGTTCTTGCACGAGATGGGGCACGTCCAGATGGCGCGCCTCAACATCGCAGCCGACGCGCCAAGCAACGTGCACGAGGAGCAGATCGTGGAGGCGTACGCGAAGGCGCTATACGCCGCGAAGTACGCCCCGCTGACGTGACTCCGCCCCTTCGCCTCACCCCCTCGCCCGCCCAGCGCCGCCTCGCGCGCCAAGGCCAACGGGCGATGCTGGCGACCGAGGCCATGGCGCTCGGCGACCTCCAGGCCGCCGCGCAGCGTGCGCTCGACGACGTCGTCCAGGCCGCACAACACGAGCAGGACCCACAGCGGGCCCGCCTCCGCGCCCTCATGGCTCTTCGCTCCGCGAGCGAGCGGCTGCGCGCCGACGTGGCCCGCGTCATCCTCGCCGGCCGCCACGGCGCGCGCGCTGACGCTGGCAAGCAGCTCACCGCCGAGCTCGCCGCGGCCGCTCAGACGCTCAAGGTCGCTATCGCCACGCCCGGCCCCGCCGACCGCGCTGACGACGAGCACCGTGCTGCAGCGGCCGCCGACAGCTACGTGGCTGCCTGGCGCGCAGGCGTAGCAGCCGCGCTCAGCAAGTGGGCCAGCTCAACCGAGCGCCCCTCGCTGGCCACGGCGCTCGGCACGGCGACCGCGCAACAAGATCACCGCCTCCGCCGCCTCGCCGCGACGGAGGTGCCGCAGGCCTACTCCGAGGAGCACGCCGCGCGCGCCGACCAGATCGCCGAGCAGCACGCCGACGCCAAATGGCTGGTCCTGCTGGTCAAGGTCTGGGACGCGACGCTCGACAGGAAGGTGTGCGCCGTGTGCGCCGGGATGAACGGCCGCTGGGCTGTCGTCGGCCTCAAGTTCAATGGCGGCTTACTCCCTGGTTCCGTCCACGCGCACTGCCGCTGCCAGAGCTCGCTCTTGGTGATGAAGCCTGGGGTGATGATCCCCGGCTCCGCCTACCTCGGCGCCACCGCTGGCCATCGCGTCGCGGCGTAAAACTACCTCGCTCTGCCTCACCGCAGAGCGCCTCTCGCATTACCGGCCTTTACCGGCCCCACAACGCCACACCGGGCACGACTCTCGGTGACGGCGAGCAAGGAGGACGTATGTCCACCGAGTCGCAGGGTAATCCGGCTCCTCAGACCGGACAGGGCGGCGCATCCGGAGCGTCGAGCGAGGGCGGAGCCAAAGGCTTCTCTTTCGACAGCGAAGAGCAGTTCAATCAGCGTCTCAACGCGGCCATCGGAGGCCGGCTCAAGGAGTTCGGCGTCAAGATCGACGGCCGCTTCGGCGAGCTCCAGAACGGGCTCACCACCGCATTCGGTTCGAAGTTCGACGAGTTCGGTAAGCTCCTCGAAGGGCTCAAGCCGTCCGCCCCGGACAAGGGCAAAGACCCCGCTCAGCCCACCTTCAAGCTCGAGGACAGCCCCGAGTGGAAGGCGAGCCAGGCGGAGATCTCCGCGCTCAAGAAGAAGACGGCCGACGCTGAGGCCTCCACCGCGCAAGAGCGCGCGAAGAACCGCGCAGCCTCGCTCCGCGCGACGCTCAGCGAGCAGCTCGCCAAGCATGGTGTCCCCGCCGACCGCATCAAGCTGGCCGTCGGACACCTCATCTCCGCCGAGCAACTCGTCGGCTACTCCGACGACGGTAAGGGCGACGCCATCGTGTACCGCGACGGCGACGTCAACGAGGTCTCCCTCGACGCCGGCCTGAAAAGCTTCCTGCGCACCGGAGACGGCAAAGTCTTCCTGCCTGCGCAGAACCCCGGTGGATCCGGCGGCGGCCCCAACGGCCGCGGCGCCGCTCCCCCGGACAAGAATGATCCTCGCGCTCCACTCCGCGCCGCCGTCCGGAATCTCCTCAACGGCGATAGCGAGTAGCGCCTCCCGCGCTCGCGAGGTTGACCGCAACCACTCACATACGAGGCCATCATGGCAGCCGAGCTTCTCACCAACCTCGCGGGCGCACTCTCGCAGACGTACGCCACCGGATTCGCGCGCCAGTACGCGCGCACGACCGAAACCCTCAAGCTGATCCCCGTCACCCGCGGGAACGGCAAGAACCTCTCCTGGGACGTCGAGTTCTCGGGCCAGACCGCCGCCGCGCACGCCGACGGCGCCGCGGTCGGCGCGGGCGAATACTCGTACGACCCGATGACGGGCGCGACGATCCCCTGGGGTCTCTACCGCGCTGCGTTCTCGATCTCCGATACGGAGATCGACGCGGCCGCGTCGACCATCGGCGTCGAAGAAGCGGTGATGGATATCTTCGGTGAGCGCATGGAGGGCGCGTTCACCAAGCTCGCCCAGCTCATCAACCAGGACGTCATCTCGGGCACGGGCACCGACGGCAGCGGCAACCCGAACATCATCGGCCTGCTCGGCGGCGCGACGGACAACACCGGCACCTACGCCGGTATCTCGCGCAGCACGTACACCGAGTGGAAGGGCAACGTCCTCGCCAATGGCGCCGTCTCGCGCGCGATCACGGCCGACCTGATGGACCAGATGGAGGCCAACATCTACACGGCCTCGCGGCTCAAGCCGAACGCCATCGTGTGCACGCCGGCCACGCGCCGGAAGTACAAGGGGCTCTTCGAGCAGAGCCGCCGCGTCGTCACCGACGGCCGCGCGCCGCTCACCTACAGCGGTGGCACGAGCGAGTTCGACTACGGCACCGCGCCCGTCGTGCGCGACGCCGACGCCGTCGCCGGCAAGATGCTCTGGCTCAACACGGGTTACCTCGACCTCGTGCAGCTGCCGCACCGCTCGATGGCGAACTACATCCGCCAGATGGACATGGCGCTCAAGAGCAGCGACGGCGGCACCTCGACGCCCCTGCCGCTGGTCGCCGTCGTGACGCCCCTGCCCAAGGTCGGCGACGCCGTCCTCATGCAGGTGAGCATCAAGCTCCAGCTGCGCGTGCGCCGGGCCAATGCCTTCGGCCAGCTCAACGACATCGACGAGAGCTGATCTCCCCACCGCCTCAAAGCCCCCAGGAGATCACCCCTCTATGATGACCATTCGAAAGGACGGCAACCGCGTCGCAGCGGCGGCCGCCCTCGCCATCAACGCGCTCCGACGCGACCTCACCGTCGTCGGCGCTCGGTTCCACTCGGGCCAGGTGCAGACGACGAACGCGAATGACCCGTCGCTGCCGACGGTGACCTCGACGACGATCACGGCCGCCACGGCCGCGGACCTCCCCACGTCGCTCGCGATGGTCAACCAGATCTTCGCGGTGCTCACGCAGCACTTCGCGGAGTCGACCAGCGTGCACCTCGCGGCCGACCCCACCGCGGTGGCGGCCCTCGCGGCTGGCGTCGTGGCCACGGACCTCGCGACGGGCATCACGCTGATGAACCTGTGCAAGAGCGTCTACAATACGCACTGTGCGCAGAGCGGCGTGCACTTCAACAACGACGGCACCAACACGTTCGCGACCACGAACGCGAGCGACCTGCCGACGCTGATCACCCTCGCCAACGCGGCGAAGCCGAAGATCGTCGCCCACATGGCCAGCGCGCCGGCGGGCTTCGGGATCTCGCTCGTCGCGGCCTGACACCAGCCGGGGCGCCGAAGCGCCCCGCGCTTCCCTCCACAGCTTCAAGGATCCCATGCGCGACGACGACAACGAACACACCACCCGCTGGAAGAACCCGACGGACAAGGCGGTCACCCTCAGCTTCCACCGCGACCGCGGCGTGAAGCGCCACAAGGTGACCATCGAGCCCGGGGAAGAGGTCATCCTTTCCGGCGAGTACGACAGCGCTATCCACCAAGTGCACAACGACGTCGTCGTTGGCGGCATGGCTCCGCAGCTGGTCAAGGTCGGCAAGGAGGCGTTGCCGGTCACCTCCACGCTTGGCCTCGCCGAGGCGCGCGAGGCCGCGGCTCAGCGCGGCAACGAGATGGAGGAGATGCGGCGCGAGATGGAGAGCCTCGAGCGCGACCACGACGAGCGGCGCGATCGCCTGCTCACCCGCATCGAAAACGCGGAGGCGATCGCCAAGAAGAACGCCGACGATCTCGCCGCCGCCAAGGCGAGGGCCGCCGACCTCGAGGCCGAGCTCACCAAGCTGCGCGCCAGCATCCAGGGCGCCCCCGACGCACCGGCGCCCGCCGCCGACGCCAAGCCGAAGAAGTAGAGCACCATGGCCTTCGTCGAAGCCGACCGCGTCCAGATCCGTCTCTACGTGGGCGCGTCGGCGATTTTCGCCTCGCTCTGGCCCGCGCTGGAGAACGCGATCTCGGCCTCGCAGTCGGTCGCCGACGGAGGCTCGCGGCCCGACTCCAGCACCGAGACGCTGGTGAAAAGCATCCTCACCACGCTCCAACAAATCGACGCCGCGCGCGTCAACCTGCTCACCAAGTTCCACGCGGTGAAGGTCGACGAGCTCACCGTCGACGCCGTCCGCGGCACGGCTGCGCTGCGGCAAGAGGGGCGCATCCTCGTGGGCCGCCTTTGCTCCACGCTGGGCATGCGCGGCCCGGTCCACGACGTCTATTCGTCCTCGCCGCCGAACGTGCGCGGCATGTCCGTCTGCGGCGACTACTTCCTGTGAGCAGCTGGAGAGATGACTTCCGGCAGCTCGCCGACGAACTCCGGGCCATGCCGTCCGACGTGACGATCGACGTGCGCCCCACCCGCGTCATCATCCGCACGCGCACCTGGTCGACGGGCCGGATCCAGACCGGCACGGCCATCGTCACGGACCTCGAGATCCTCCCGGTCCCCCACGTGCGTGCCACCGCCGGCGACGCGTCGATGACCGTCGGCCCCATCACCCCAGCGTACCCCGGCCCGCCCGCAGGCGGCTACACGCTGGCGCAGCTCAACCCCGCTGACTCAGCCGGCGTCGAGTCGGTGCATATCCTCCTCGGTCCCGACGGCATCGAGCGGCCCTACAAGCTGCTCAAGATCTCCAACACCTCTGCGCTCCACTACACGCTCGAGCTCCAGGCCCTCAACCGCCTCGTGCCCTTCTGATGACCACGGCCACCGTCAACGTCGGCTCGATCGTCCTCCCGGCCAACGCCGGCACGACGAACACCGCGATCCCCGATCCGCTGGTCACCGGCCTGCTCGACTACCTGGCCTTCTGCCTCAACGACGCGCTGAGCGCGAAGCTAGCCAATCTCCACGGCACGAGCCCCGTCGCGGTGCCGGTCAAGAACCGCTTCCCCTGGGACCCGGCCGCCTACTTCGTCCGCGGCCACCAGGACGGCGCGGGGCCGCCCTTCCCCGCCCTCTACGTCTGGCGCCGCGGCAAGGGCCGACGCGAGCAGCTCTCGATGCTCACCGACGCTCGGCGCGTCGACGTGGGCGTCCTCTACGTCTTCGACGAGCTCGTCCTCCCCGGCGCGCTCGAGGACCGATTCGGCCTCCGCACCACGGTCGACGCCGCGTTCCACGACGCCGCGAGCAACGGCTATCACCCGGCCTACGGCTACAACGGCGCGCCGCTGGGCACGCCAATCGACATCTCGCTTGGGCTGGCCGGCTTTGGCCTGCTGTACGACGGCGGCGAAGAGGGCATGATGGCCCCGATCCCCGGGCAGTCCGAGGCGCTCGGCCGCGGCTCCGAGGGCCACGTCCTCCACGCCTACCCGACGCTCCTTGGTGGGTTCTCCGCGTGGGAGGCCATCGGCCAGCGCCAACTGCGGGACCCCGAGGACGTCACCCAGGGCTTCACCGCCACCATCTCGGTCCCCGGCGACGGCGACCTCCCCGACGCGCTGCCCCTCATGACGCGCATCCTCTCGGCGCCCGACGGCTCCGAGCAGCCCGGCACGTAAAGCACCATGGCCACTCCCCGTCGAGCTCTCACCGTCCGCTCGAGCGTGGCGAACATCCGCTCGTCGCCCGGGCCGGTGGGCGAAGAGTACGCGCTGCCGCTCGATCTCCCGTGGGCGTTCCGTTTTGCAGTCGGCTCCACGCTGGTCGACGACGGCCGCACGGTCCTGAGCTGCAGCGACTCCAGCGGCGCGTGGCTGCGCGTGTACGACGCCGACAAGGGCGCCGACATCACCGCAGCCACAACGACATTGGCCGTCGGCGATGGCGCCTGGCGGGCCATCCCAGCGGCCACGCTGGTCGCCAACCTGCCGCTCACGCTGTCGACCACCAACGCCCGCGCTGGCGCCACGCTCGAGGTGGTGCGCCTCGACGTTGGCGCGTTCACGGTGCCGCTCACCAACGGTGGCACCGGCGGTGGACTGCTGACGACGCTGCCGATCTCGGTGCGGTCGTTCGCCCGCTTCTACTTCAACGGCATCGACTGGGAGCCTCGGCGCTCAGGACTCCTGCTGTAGCTCGTTCGCCCCAGCGCCCCTCTCGGCGCTGCCTCTCGGAGACACCATGGCCGCCAAGAAACGCTTCCTCCACGTCGAGGGGATCGCGGGACACCCCGTCACCGATCCTCACAACCCCAGCGCCAACCCCGCGCGCTTCGCCGGCTGGACGCCCCGCACCGGCGATCCGCTCCCCGACGCGGAGCACCTGCTCGACCACTACGAGCCGCAAAAGCAGGTGATCGCCGACCACGCGGACCTGCGCGGCGCGATCAAGCGCGGCCAGCTCACCCTCGTCGCCGAGTGCGTCGCGCTCAACCACGACGCCGCGCGCGTCATCTTCGCGGCCAAGTCGGTCGCCAAGCCCACCTCCTCCACCACGCGCCCCGCCGCGGAGAGCTGATCCATGGAATTCAACCTCACCGGGCTGCCGTCGAGCAGCCCCATCCCGCGCATCGCGCGTGAATTCCGCTGGGCTCAGGGCGCCTCCACCGGCGGCTCGCCGCAACGGCCCGTCGTCCTCGTCGGCTTCAAGACGAGCGCCGGCTCGGAGCCCACCGACACCATCGACATGGCGCGCCCCATCCGCGACGATGCGGACGCGCAGGTCCGCTGCGGCAAGCGCTCCACGCTTTACTGGATGTACAAGAAGTATGTCGCGGTGGACCCGTCGGTGAGGCTCTACGTCTGCGCGCCCGCCGAGCAGAGCGGCGCCGCGGCCACCGTCGTCTTTACGCTCACCACCACGGCCGACGCCGACTCGATCGTCTTCGTGGACTGGGCCGGCGAGCGCTTGGCGGTACCCGTGGCCACGGGCGATCTCCCGGCGACCATCGCCGCGGCTATCGTCGCCAAGGTGGCCTCGGACCCGTTTGTCCCCTTCGTCGCGACGCAAGGCACCGGCGGCAACACCAACAAGGTCACTTTCGCGGCGGCCAACCTCGGTGTCATCGGCGACCAGATCTGCACGGCGCTTCGCCTCACGTTCTCGGCCACCATCGCCACGACGATCGCCAAGGGCGCGGTCACCGTCTCGACGCAGACCGACGACTGGATGGCAGCGATCGCCGCGCTCTCCAAGGTCGAGATCTACTACCACGCGGTCTCCGCCACCTCGATCATCGCGCTCACCGCCACGGACAACATGCTCGGCGAGTACGTCGAGATGATTCGCCAGGGCGCTTTGCCCGACAACGGCAAAGACCAGATCGTCATCGCGGCCACGCTGGGCTCGCAGGCCAACGGCACGACGGTGGCCACGTCGAGCGGCGCCAACACCGTCTACGGCGTGCTCTTCCGCGCTCAGAATAGCGACTGGCACGCTGGCATGGTCGCCGCCCACTGCGCCGCTGTGAAGCGCAGCCAGGAGATGATCCACCCCTGCGCGAACCTCAGCGGCTACACGAACAGCGACAGCACGCCGTTCCAACTGCCCGCGCCGTACTCGATCGCGGACCGGCCCACGACCACCGAGGAGGCCGCCGACCTCAACAACGGCGTGTCATCAATCGCCTTCACGCCGTCGGGGCAAACGTACATCGTCCGCCAGATCACGACGTACTCGTGGACCGGCACGAGCGCGACCAAGGACACGCGGTGCCGCGAGGGCCACATCCCGAGCGGCATCCACTACGCGTGGGGCGAGCTCGCGCGCCGCTACGCCGCGGTCAAGCAGCCCTTCGTGGCGGCGGATCCAAAGAAGGGCACCAAGCCGGTCGCCAACGTCGAGACGCCGAGCGCGATGAAGCGCCTGGTGACCGACGTGATTGACGACCTCGTGGGCCCCTTCATCAACGGCGCTCCGGTCCTCGACCCGTCGCCGGACGCCGTCGAGCGCATGAAGGCGAGCGTCGACGTCACGCTCCTCGCCGACGGCTTCGGGGTGAAAGTCACCTGGGAAGTCGTGCGCCACAACAACAAGGCCTTCTTCCAAGTCTCCCAGCAAGGCCCGGGGTACTGACCATGTCGCTTTACGGAGTCCTCTACTGCAAGGTCAACGGCGCTCTGCTCTCCGAGGCGCAGAGCGTCGAGACCGACGTCGTCAGCGACGCGCAGATCGTCAAGACGCTGGTCAAAGGCCTGGCCGGCATCTCCACCGACGCGGCCATTCGCCGCATCAAGTGCATGAACGTCGTGCCCATCACGGGCTTCGAGTTCAACGCGGAGAGCGCATTGGCGCGCCACGAAGAGGTCGAGATCATGCTCCAGTACGACAGCGGCCAGAGCTGCATCTCCAAGGGCTACCTCATCGAGGGCGTCAACACGGTGGCCGGGCTCGGAAAGCCGACCGAGCAAAACTGGACCTTCGTCGGCAACTACACCGACTTCGCCTGATCTCACCACAGCATGCTCGCGTTCGAGAAGCCGCCCGGCGACATCCTCCCCGGGCGGCTCTTCCGCGCGCTGCTCCGCCGCCACCCGGAGCTTCCGCTCGACTACCGCATCCCCGGCGCGGACGCCTTCGCGCTTCGCGTGCGTGCGGTGCGGGCTGCTGAGATAGGCATCCTCCTCGACGACGCCGAGCAAGGCGTGGAAGAGCTGCGCGGCTCGCGCGTCTCCACGGCGTTGCTCGCCAAGGTGCTCTGGACCGGCGATGCGTTGACCTTCCGCTCGGCGGACGAGCTCGGCGCCATGGGCGTCGACGACGTCGGCGAGCTCTGGGACGCGGCACTGCGGGCGCTGGGCCGCATTTGCCCGACGTACGGCTTGAGCGACTCCACGGCGTGGGGCCGCGCGCTCGAGGCCGGCGCCCGCGAGCCAAGCAACCTGCACGACGCCTTCGCCCTCGCGCTGTGTGTCGACCACGGCACCGGCGCCGTCACGCCGCGGCCGGATAGATATTGGGGCTGCTCGCCGGCTGAGCTGCTCGACGGACATTGGATGCTCTGGCGCGCCGCCAGAGCCGTTTACCTCGCCGCGACGAAGAGCAAATGACAGACGACCTCTCCCCCGTCGCCGCCGCGCTCGCCGCGCGCGGGCGCAAGATCTACCCGTTCCTGGTCAACGACTTCTTCGACCTGGGGCAAAAGCAGATCTTCGCCATCGGCTTCCGCGTGGCGGTCAAGGCCGAGGACGACGCCGCGATCATCGAGGCGCACAAGTACGCCCACGAGGCGTCCAAGAGCGCAGGCGACGCCGCCGAGGCCGCGCGCAAAGACCTCGACCTGCTCACCGACGCGAAGACGATCGAGGCGCTCTATCGGGTATGCAGGCGCGTCGACCTCGACGCCGCCGACCCCACCGACCTCGACAAGGCCAAGGAGACGATCTACTCGGCCTTCGCGACGCCGACGTGGATGCGCAAGACGCTCACGACGGACCAGATCGCCGTGCTGCTCAACCTCTACATCGAGGTCAAGCGGCGCGAGAGCCGAGGGCGAAGAGAGGTCACCGACGAGCACGTCGAGAAGGTGGCCACGGTCTGCCAGGCGCACGCGGGCGACGATGTCCCCACGGCCATCCTCGCCGACTACCCCCGCGAAATCCTCACCGAGATCGTCGTGCAACTCGCGCTCAAGCTCGCCGAGGCGCGCACCAGCGTGGAGACCTTGCTCGCGCAGAGCGAGGCGCAGGCTGGCAGCGAGGACGTCGAGCCGGTACCCTTCGAGCCATGAGCGCTGAGCTGCCGCCAGTCACCGTCGAGATCGTCGGCGGCGACCCTGTCCTCACCTCCGGCACCTGGCGCTGCGCGGGCATCCGCCACCCGCCGCCCAAGGGCACGAAGGGCCAGCACTACGCCATCGCCGCGCGCGACGGCAAAGGGTCGCTGATCTTGGGTCCCAAGGTTGGACCGTTCCTGGGGCTGCTCAAGCACAACCCGCGCGAGGCCGAGATCTTGAAGTGGCTGCGCACCTGCCAGCGCGCCGCACAACACACGCCGTAGCTCACCCGGGCGAGCGGCCATGAGGCCGCCATGCCTGTCGATCTCTCCCAAGTCTACGCGCTCACCCGCGCTGCGGAGAAGAGCCTGGACGCCACCGGCGCGGGGATGAAGAAGATCCTCGACAAGGCAGCTCAGGAAGAGCGCCGCACGCACGAGTACACCAACCGCACGTTTCGCCTCCAAGGCTCGACGTTCGCACTCGGCCCGTTCTCCGGCGCGGACGTCGACATCGAGTTTGGCGCGCGCATGCCTTACGCGTCCTTCGTCGAGAACCGCGGGCTCTCTCGGGTGACCGAGATCGCGCTCCGCTCGGCCATCGACATTGACTACTACCTCGACGGCGAGGCCGAAAAGCTCGCTCGCTTGTAGACCATGGCCGACATCCGCTACCACTTCGTCGCTTCCGGCCAAGGCGACGTCAAAGGCGCCTTCCGCGATATCGACACCGCGGCCCGCGAGAGCACCAAGAGCTTCGACAAGAGCGGCAAGGCAGCCGGCGCGAGCGCCAAGGCAGCCGGCGACGGCGCCCGGTCCGCGGCCAAGCCGATCTCCGAGACGGCCAAGCTCGCCGAGCGCGTCGCCAAAGACCAGGAGCGCGCCGCAGCGCGGGCTGGCGCCGCCGCAGAGAAGGCCAACAAGCGCGCCAGCGCGGCCGCCGAGCACGCTGCCACGGCGACCACCAAGGCCGCTCAGAAGTCGGCCAGCGCGCAAGAGAAGGCCGCCAGCAAGGCTGCCGCCGCCGAGGAGAAGGCCGCCAAGAAGGCTGCCGACGCGCACTCACGCGCCCTCGACCACGTCGCCCAGCTACGCTCGCGCCACGAACAACAGCAAGAGCGCCTTGCTGCACGCGGCGCCGCCGCCGAGCAGCGCGCCAGCGCGCGCACGTCCTCGCGTCGCTCCGCGGCCGTCGGCGCCATCGCCAAGGAATCCGCCGTCGGCACCATCGGCGCGGCCGCGGGTGCGCTCGGCCTCGTCGGCGCCGCTGCCCAAGAGGGCATGAAGCTCCAGGAGGCGAGCAATCGTCTCTCCATCTCGGCGCGCGGCGCCGGCGAAAAGAGCGTCGACGCCACCACCCTCCGCAAGGAGTTCGAGGCCGCGGCCGCCGACGCGCCGGGCGTGAAGGCCGCGGACATCGCCGAGGGCGTCCAGGGCTTCGTCGCGAAGACGGGCGACCTCGAGAGCGGGCGCAAGTTCGCCTCGACGTTCGCCACCGCGGCCAGCGCCACGGGCTCCGACGTTGGCGATATCGCGAACGCCGCCGCGGACATCTCCCAGAAGTTCGACATCAAGGGTGTCGAGGAGATGAAGGACGCCTTGGCGTCTCTCACCTTCCAGGGCAAAAAGGGCGCGTTCGAGCTCAAGGACGCCGCCTCGCAGTTCGCGAAGATGAGCGCCGCGGCCAGCCGCTTCGGCCTCTCCAAGGGCGTCACCGGCCTCAAGACGCTGGGCGGTCTCACGCAGATCGCCCGCTCCGCCACCGGCTCTCCGGAGCAGGCCGCCACCGCCGTCGAGGCCATGTTCAGGCAGCTCGTCGGCGAGAGCGGCAAGCTCAAGGCGATGGGCGTCGACGTCTTCAAGAAGGGGACCAACAACACCCAGACGAACGACGTGCGCGACGTCATCACCGACGCCATCGCGAAGTCGGGCGGCTCGCTTCCCAAGCTCCAGAAGATCTTCGGCGAAGAAGGCATCCGCGGCATCTCGCCGCTGATCTCCACCTTCAACGAGACCAAGGCCGCCACGAAGGGCACCGAGGCCGAGAAGACGGCCGCCGGCATTGCCGCCCTCCGCGCCGCCCTCGCCGACGCCATCGACGCCCCCGGCGACTGGGCCGAGGTGGTCAAGGACGCCGCGCAGGCGCAGAAGAGCAGCTCCGCGCAGCTCGACTCCGCCTGGGAGCGCCTCAAGGCGCAGGTCTCCGAGAGCGTCGTCCCCGCGCTCACGCGGATCGTGCCGAAGCTCGCCGGCATGGAAGGTGCCATCGACCCGGCCATCACCGTCTTCGAGGCTTTGGTTGAGGCGGCTGGCGACGTCGTCGACCTCTTCAAGTTCCTGGGGCTGATCCATCCCAAGGTGGTCACGCCCGCCGAGCAGATGCAGAAGGACAAGAAGTCGCTCGAGGACTTCAACGCCTCCACCGGGAGCAAGATCGGCCCGCTCACCGCGGCTCAGTTCGACGAAAAGACGAAGCTGGAGGCCGCCGTCAAGGCGGGCGACGAGGCCGCGTGGACCAAGCCTGTCGCCGTCGGCGCCGGCAAGTCCCGGCGCCAGCTCGATCCCGAGGAGTTCGCGAAGGCCTACGCCGGCGCGGCCACCAACTACGCGCCGGACGCCAGCCCCGAACAGGCCGCCAAGATGCGTGCGGCCGAGGAGGCCAGCGCCAAGGCGCTCGCGCAGAAGCTGGTCACCGACCCTTCCGCGTACAACGAGCAAGAGAACCAGGCGCAGCGGAAGATCCGCGAGAACTACCTGGGCAATGGCGGCGAAGACGAGGGCAATCCCGCGTCGCCGCCCGCTCCGACCGACAAGGGCGCTGGCGGCGACAGCGGCGCCATCGCCCTCAACCAAGCGGCCAAAGCGCTCACCAGCGCCGCCGACGCGCTCAAGGCCGGCAAGCAGGCCAGCATCACCGGCGGCACCAACCAATGAGCGACGCGGACATCGTAGCCGGCCTGCCGGTGCTGAGCTGGCGTGGCCTCTACACGCCGCCCTACGATCTCGTCACCTTCGAGGTCGAGAACGAGCTCGCGTCGAGGTCCGTCGCCTACACCGACGGCGAGGGCCACGACGACACCGGGCGCCGCTCGTTCCCGATGACGGCGCGGCTCTACTTCCTCAACACGCTGGGCGAGCCCACGCGCATGTTCCCGGACTGCTGGGAGCTCTGGAAGGAGAACCTCGACGGGCGCCCGGGCGACTTCGTGCACCCCATCCTGGGGCCGATGCGCGCGCGGGTGAAGAGCATCAAGGGCGAGCTCCGCGCCACGTGCCGCAGCGGCGTCATCGCTGATATCACGTGGATCGAGACCGTCGAGGACCCCGCCGAGGGTGCTGTCCGCGAGTTCATCCTCGAGACCGACCCGGCGACGCTCGCGGCCACGGCGGACGCGATGGGCGCGCCGCTCGGCGTGCGCTACCCGGTGACCGGCATCGTCGTCCAGGGCGCCGCGTTCCCGACCCCTGGCGGCGGCACCAAGCCCACCACGCTGCTCCAGGCCTACAACCAGATCCGCGGCGACATCTTCTCGGCGTCCAAGCGGATCAGCGGCGCGCTCGCGCAGCTCACCGGCGTCGTGAGCGGGATGGTCGATCTCGCCGAGGGGCTCAAGTCGGCCAGCGCCTGGCCGCTGGTCGACGTGCTCAAGCAGCTCTGGAAGTCGCTCAGGGACATGGCCAAGCGCCTGGCCCGCGTGGCGCGCGCCACCAAGGCCATCGTCCTCGCGCAGGACACCACCCTCGACGCCTTCGCCACCCGCACGGGCAACACGCTCAACGAGATCATGGGCCTCAACGTCCAGGCGATCCGGCTGCCCGTCGCCAAGCGCGGCACCACGCTCCGGCACTACGTATGACCACCACCAAGCCGTTGACCGTCTATGAATACGTCGCCGCGTGGCTCCTTGCGCGCGGCCTCGTTCTCAAGTCTGGCCAATGAGCGAGCGAAACCGCGCGCGCGTCGTCATGCACTTTGGCGACGGCTCCACCATCGACAGCTGGAATAGCCTGTCGATGCGCGACACCTTCACCGACCCGCTCGGGGAGCTCACCTTCGACGTCGCTCCGCCGCGCGCACAGTGGCTCGACTACCGGCGCCGGCTGGCCAAGGGCGAGCTCGTCACGGTCATCGTCAACGACGTCACCCAGGGCGGCTTCCTCATCCAGACCGTCGACCGCGCGATCTCCAAGGCGCACGGGGCCACGATCAAGGTCGTCTGCCACACGCCGCTGATCACACCCTACCAGGGCGACGTCGACCCGGATATCAGCTTCAAGAGCGCGACCGACGTCCCTGTCTCCGAGGCCGTGCTCAAGGCCTTGGCGCCCTACGGCTTCGAGCTCCTCCAGGCCGACGCCTCGGCGAACGTCAACGCGATCTCCGGCGCGCCCATCCAGGGCAATCGCAAGAAGATCACCGTCACCAACCTCAAGCACGCGGACTGCAAAGCCCACGAGGGCGAGACCGCCTACGCCTTCTGCGCGCGCATCTTCACGCGCCTCGGCGTCTGCCTCCGCTGCGCCGCCGACGGCACGCTCCTGCTCTCCGCGCCGAACTACGACCAAGAGCCGGCCTACACGCTGGTTCAGACGTTCTCTGGCGGCGGGCGCCCGGGCAACTACTTCATCGGCGACGTGCACGTGCACGACTCCAACGACGGTCAGTACAGCGAGTGCACGGTGCGCGGCGCGCGCGGCGACTCCGCCGGACAGACCTCGACCGGCCGCCCCGTCGCCCGCGTAACTGAGGCCGAGCTCCACCCGGACCGGCCCTCGTACACGTCTTTCGCCGCGGCCTACAAGCCGAAGATCTTCCGCGATAAGAGCGCGCGCGACGCGGCCCGGGCTCTGTCCGTGGCCAAGTTCGAGCTCGGTCTGCGCGCCGCCACGGCCTACGCCCTCACCGGCGAGGTCGACGGGTGGTTCGCCACGACAGGGCGCCTGTGGACCGTCGACACCATGGCCCACGCGATCGTCGACGCCGAGCAGCTCGACGAGAGCATGTGGCTCCTCGAGCGGACCCTCCACCAAGACAGCTCCGGCGGGCAGAAGACATCGCTCAAGCTGCTCCCCAAAGGCGCCCTTCTCCTCGGCGACGCTCCCTCGTGATCATCCAGCGCTACACCGACTTTCGCGCCGTCTTCGCGCTCTTCGGCGCGGCTTTGGACAGCGACGGCTTCGAGGCCATGCCGATCGCGAAGCTGCGCTCGGCGAGCTTCTCCACGCTGGTCGCGCCCGTCATCACCGCCTTCCCCTTCACGCTCACGGTCAACGGCAGCACCGTCGACGGCGGCTTCGGGTTCGATTGGTACTTGAGCCAGCGCACCGACGATCACGACGTCCAGGCGCTCACGCTCACGCCGTTCGCGGCCAATAAAAGCGGCAGCGTCGTCGTCGGCCTCAACGCCATCAACGTCGCCAAGCTCCTCCCGGGCGTCACCGGCGCCGGGCTGGTCACGCCGGCCTCCCTGGCCCTGCTCTTCAAGCATGTCGCTCTCTACGTCCAGCGCCGGAGCGACAAGGCCTATCAGTGGGTCGCGCTCTACCCGGTCCCGGTGATCTGACATGTACGCCGCAGACATCCTCCACGCCTCGACCGAGAGCGGCGACCCGCGCGTCAACATCGGTGAACAGAGCACCGGGGCCGGCTTTGGCGCCGACACCGCGGTGTGGGGCTCCGGCCCCGC